CGCCGGAGTGCTTTCGCACTTCGGTAGGAAATAAATGGACTACGATGATTACGATGATGACATTTTCGACAATCAACCTGAATTTCTCGCTGAAAGAAACATTTGGCAAAGAATGGGCGGCGCCGATATCGGTCTAGGGTTAGGAGGCGTCATTAATCTAAGAAAAAGTGGATACACTTTGAACGAAAAATTTAAACTCATTGCAGCCGCTACACTCAAACTCATTTCAGATCTAGAGCTCGGAGAAACATTTACAACCGTCGATGTTGCACATGTTTTAAACCAAGTAGAAAGTAAAGTACCCGATTGGCAATACAAAAACCCATCTGCTTTTGTAGTCGGGTATATGGTTGCCAGAAACTCAGACTACAGTACATTAAACATCGACCAAAATTCTTTCGACACCGCCATCGAAGTCGTCGCAGAACTAGAAGGGCAGTTATACACTAGCATCGACTCGTATGACATCATCCGATACACGCGTCTTTGTCTCCTCAACAAAATAAGGTAATGTGCACTGGCTTCGGTTGATAGGAGGTAATATGCACTGAATGTGCACTGGCTTCGGTTGATGGAGGTAATGTGCACTGGCTTCGATTGATGGAGGTAATGTGCACTGGCTTCGATTGATGGAGGTAATGTGCACTGGCTTCGGTTGATAAGAGGTAATATGCACTGAATGTGCACTGGCTTCGGTTGATAGGAGGTAATGTGCACTGCTGGCTTCGGTTGATGGAGGTAATGTGCACTGCTGGCTTCGGTTGATGGAGGTAATGTGCACTGGCTTCGGTTGATAAGAGGTAATATGCACTGAATGTGCACTGGCTTCGGTTGATAGGAGGTAATGTGCACTGCTGGCTTCGGTTGATGGAGGTAATGTGCACTGGCTTCGGTTGATAGGAGGTAATGTGCACCTGGCTTCGGTTGATAGGAGGTAATAAATGAATACGAAAAAGTGTAACGAGTGGATGCAAATGCGTTTGAAGAGCAATCCTGTAAATCCATTAACAGGTCGACAAATTAAACGTAGCGGCCCAAAATTCAAAGAATTGGACAAGAACTGTTTAAAAAAAATAAATCTCAACCCGGCAAAGCCCGGAAGACCCCCGAAGGGGGTTGAGGCTAAACCGACCGAAGGAATTGTCAATTTAAACGAAATATGCATGAGATGGTTGAAGGAACAACATGGAGATCTATACAAAGTTCTTGAAAAAAGAGAAAATTCTTCTCTTCAACTCACACTTGACAACTCTTCTCTTCAACCCACACTTGACGACTCTTCTCTTCAACCCACACTTGACGACTCTTCTCTTCAACCCACACTTGACGACTCTTCTCTTCAACACGACGCATTGCTCTTAACGTCTGATGAATCTAATGCGGTCTCACCCAGCTCACAGACCCATAAAAGTAAAAGTACTATTTCAGAAAGACGAGTTATAGGAGGGGTTGTAAAATCGTATTTCGAGTCTATTGCAATAGCGGATGGGAAAGCGTGTATGACCAATAGTCAAAGTCTTCTGAAATACGTGACGGGATCAAAGCTATTGGGATACGGTTCTTTTGGAAATGTGTACAAAGTAGATGTACCTTCGCCAACGCATCGAATTTCTAAGGTCGAAGTGGCTGTTAAGGAAGGGCGTATAAGTTACTCGGAATTTAGAAATGCCATGCGGAAGAGATATCCAATCGAATACCTGTTCAACAAACTTATCAACGATCTGCTCGACGATAGAATTTGTCCCAACTTCACGTACACACACTCCATCTTTTTTTGTGACAAATGTTCGGTGGGAGACAAGGCGCAGGTCAAAACCCAATGCTCGGAAACAGTTGTGGAGTTGTTTGACTTCACTCTAGATAAATTGACCGAACTATCCGACCAAGTCGTTTTATCCACCGTATTTCAGATTCTCGCAGGTGTAAGCAGCATTCAACTGAAATACGGCTTATTCCACGCCGATATCAAGAAGGAAAACATACTCGTCAAAACTATCCCCTCTGGAGGATGTTGGACATACATCATCGACGGAAAAACGTACTACGTACCTAACCTCGGTTACATCGTAGCACTAAACGACTTTGGAGTATCGCAGGCGTACAAACCGGGATTTGGAGGCAAAAACCTCGGCCGCCGTCAAGCCATGGTTGTTAAGGAAAGGGATGGTGTTGTGCGCTTGGAGCCGTTCACTACTAGAGTATACCCTCAGGTCGGGAAAAGCGGATCCATAACCCCCATAGTACCTCCTCGACTGTTTGGAGGGGGAACGTGGAACCAGTTTTATCAAAACTTCGATTCCAAACCCTCCATTGCAGTCGATTTACGCGACATGGCCCGATTCCCCGCCTTCCACTTTCACTACGACATCATGGATGTCATATACACATTCGTTGGAGGAAAAAGAACCGTACAACCCGGACAACACCGACCTATGAAAGTCAGTTCAAATATTATTGAACTTTTTAAAGATTACTGCACCCTTAATCTTAAAGATGCTTGGCCATTGGATCGCATAGACATGTTTTTGGCGAATTATACGATCCACAGATTGTTTCGACAGTATCTGGAAAATCCCCCCAATCTCAACATTATCGAAACATACACACTTTAACACATTCAGTCACCTCACCCGCAATCCGGCGCCGGTAGCCTACACTGCCGAAATATCGACTACTTTAAGTTAATTACAGTACCGGCCTTACCGGCCTTTGGGCCGCCGCCGGATTGCGAACTCAATCCGGTAATGAATTTTAATGATTGTTTTAATCATTAAAATCAGAGTCTTAGTCTATAAAACCCATCTACGAGGTCGTCGCCCAGATCGTTGGACTGGTCGCTGTGCTCTCTCAGCAGATCCACCAACCTGTCGAGTACGTGGTCAGCTGTGTACTTTAGAAATCCGTATACATCTACGCACGACAACCATTCGGCGACTACGTTGCGCATTCCCACGTCGTCTACGTAGCGAATCCGACTACTTCCCCGACTTTCGCCAGGGTCGTAATATAAAAATATTTTTTTAAAAGGGTTATATTGCACCTCAAATAATTCTTTTTTGATAAGAATGACATCATCGTAAAAAAATTGTGGACCGTTCACTTTGGTAAATTCTGCCACTGCATCTTCTACAAGGTTAAGAGAAACTTTGAAGAATTCGTTTTTCTTCCGATATTGTTGAAGGTGTGAATGCAGGAATGCCTCAAGTTTTGAGTAGTGGACTGTTCTCCAGTGGCGCACGCAATAGAATAGGTCGTCGTCAATACGAGTGGCGTTGAATAATTTCAGTCTCTTGGTGAGATTAGTCGAAAAGCCTATTTTGTAGATTGATTTTTGTTGGTAGTTGTTGGAAGTAATAATATATACATACCCGAGCATTTATTTTTGCTTTAACTCGCCTTCGAATTTCATTTTTCATTGCGTACGCCAGCCTTCAGCCGGTTTGCGTACACCTCTACACCTAAATCGCCCGCCCAAAGTCCGGTACACTCGCCGAAGGCGAGTCTAAACCGGCCGAAGGCCGGTGTAGCGGCCTTTGGGCCGCCTCGTTTTTGATCGTTTTTGATCGTTTTGATCGTCAGTCACTTAAACTTTTATGCATATTTAACTTTGTATTTATCATAAAAAGCATATTTACCAATGTTTGATGACCAATTGGCATTTAAATTTAAATTTCCAGCAATAGCCATGTAACCCACATGTATGGTTGGAATCCATCGATCGTAAGTATTATAAGGAGCAGTATCATAAATATGAGTTGAACTAATAGCTGTTTCAGCTGAATTAAAATCACCAGTGTTGTGGGGTTGAACAACAATAATTCTGGATCCGGGAAAAACAACCAACTTATAAAAAGTCCACTTATTTAATGGGACCGTCGCATAACTTGCGGTTGATGTTGCATCAACGGGTTCATAAAGTACAAATGTAGCGGATCCAAAAATTTTGGCCGTACTTCCGGTAACTCTGAAAAATTGTTTACCTTCATTGCCTAGTGTTCCTCTTCCTGCTACAGTTACCGTCATATTTGAGGCAGCTCCACTAATTTCTGGGTCATTCGATATAGTGTAAGATTGGAATGGATCGTTTAAATAGTTTCTTCCAGCTGTTATAGCACTACCAACATTTATGTGAAAATAGGTGCCCACAACACTTCCAACGTTTGAGCTTTCTGGAGTTAGTTTGTATCCTTGTGGATACAAAATAGTACTTCCATTATAAAAAGTTTGAATTTTAGCCGAGTATACGTTTCCAGAATATCCTTGCATGTATGAAACAAAAGATGTGAAAAAGGTTGTAGTTGTATTTCTTGTGGCAATTGTATAGAAAATAATTTCTCCAACATCATTAGGTTGGAAATTGCGGTAGTATGCATATTCAATTATTTTCAAACTTTTAGTTGTTGTAGTCGTAGTATAATCTGGGACAAATGCAATATAAGCTGCTTCTTGGTTGGTTCCATTCGGCCAAGTAGGTGTATATACTCCACCCGGATATGTCCATATTTCTCGTGTATCTACACCCGAATTATTATATCGAACGTATGCTGTAAATGCAGTATAAGTAACTGTTGTTGCTCCAATACCGGTTAGAGTTGGGTATGTGATTCCTCCTGTAAACGCAACATAATTAACTGGATTATTGGTTATTACCGCCGACGAGGCAACAGAAGTAACTTGACTAATGTAAAAACCAGCACTATATAAACCAAAAGAGGCATTAATATCAATTCCGGTTCTGAAGTCAATTATATCACCAACATTTAAATAACCAGTCCATGAGATATTTCCACCATAATATACAATATTACCAGTAATACGAGTAATACCGAGAATTTTAGTACTGTTTTGAATTATTTGAGCAAATGGATTTCCAGTACCGGTAGAACTACCTCCAAATATACTACTAAATAGAATAGTGTAAAGCCCAGCTTTTGTTATTGTAACAGTATTAGTCCCAACACTTATATTACTAGTGACACCTTGTTGTGTCCATGTTGAAAAATTAATTCTTCCAGCAACAGGAACAATATTCCACGGTTGAACGTTTGGTTGTGTGTTAATTCCAACAATTACATTACCTGTCGCACCATAAGCAAAATATCCAACATATGCAGGAGAACTAACAACCCATGTGCTATACCAATTTGTTCCATCAGAGTAAATTTCAAGAGACCCATAATTAACTGAAATTGTTAAAGATGCTTGTCCATCTATAGTACCACTAACTGTGTTAACTATAATACCATTAATACCAGCACCACCACTAGTATCTTTTACTATAATTCTTTGACCAGTAGTAAAGGCGGGTGAAGGTAGAGTAATGGTTCGGGAACTTGATGTATTTGTAACTTGAATAATTGAATTTCCGATAGTAACCAAATAATTTGTTGCAGTTGGTACAATAGTCATTTGGACAGTTAATGAAGATGCCTTCATATTTAAACCGGGACCCAACGTTATATCTGTTGCCACCGCGCTACTTGAACTTGACCCTTTCAAATTGCTGGAAGAACTTAGGTTAGCTAGCTTGGCGTTGGTGATGGCCAAATTCGCAACTATCGGAGCAGACGCAGTTCCACTCAGATCGCCTGCTAGTTGAAGCTTGCCCTTGATGGTCGATGTGGCATCCGGAACAGAGATTGAAGACACTTGCGAGTCCACGTATGCCTTATTCGTAACATCGTT